TAACACATACTAGTCGTTAGAGCATACATGGCGCTGATCTCTTTGGATTCCATCTTTGTAGTTTTGCCACTTAATATATCTTCTGGCTTAGGTAATGACCCAGCAATTTTGCGGTGCGCCATAAACTTACCACTGACGCCTTCACCAACACTACCACAAACTAGATCACTAAGTTCACCGTCAGTAATATCTGCGTCTTTGCAGAAATCTGACACAAACACCCATGATCGCGGAGTAGCAAAACTACGACTCGACGAACGTGGTTCGAAATCAAACAGGTCTTGTTTAGCAAAACTCAAGTAACCAACAACATCCTGGTGTACTTTATTTTTAACTGCCCAAGTTTGCCAAGTTTGAAAATCAGCTTTAACTTCTAAGTGAACGAAGCGGTTGGCCAGCGGTGTCGGCATACGATATGTAACACCTTTGTCGCTGTCGCGGTTACCAGCGGCTACGATAACCACGTTCTCAGGAAGAGAGTATTTACCAACACGCCTGTTCAGGATAAGCTGATAAGCCGCCGCTTGTACCGCCGGAGTAGCGGAATTCATTTCGTCTAAGAACAAGACGATAACTGGGTATTCTGCGGCTAGTTCTTCGTCTGGTAATTCAATTGGTGGAGCCCAATCCATTTTCTCAGCTTCTTTATTGAAGAACGGAATACCTCTAATATCAGTTGGATCCATTTGACCAAGTCTAAGATCAATCATGTATCCGTTTAGATCATCTGTAATTTGGGAGATGATATCACTTTTGCCTACTCCCGGAGGCCCCCATAAAAACACAGGTCTTTTAAGATTAAAGCACCGTTGTATTCTAGCACGGGCTTCTTCTACATTTACTGTTCTTGTTTCGCTAACTGCCATTTATGCTCTCCTTTATCAACTTATCAAATACTATTATAAGCTCTTTCTGGCCAAATGTCAATCAGTTTATTTGGCGGTGTAAGTTGTTAATTATAAAGAAAGATTATCTAAGTATTGTTGCAGATTGTCAGCATGGAGTTTCAGCATCACAGTTTCGTCCTCGCCTGTAAGCCAAACAGAACTTAGATTTTCTATGTAGTAACAACAGGATAGCAGACGACTCATTTGTATGAGTGTGCGATTTTTGAGTTTTTCTGGAAGTTTTACTTGATATACTGGAAACTCTACGCCTCTGAGGTATTTGAAACCGTCTTTGCTTAGGCGTAATTTATTTTGGTCGGTATGGTTCCAAAACCATTTACGGAGCCAATGGTCTAGGTTGGAGTACTTACCTCCGCCCTTTTCTAAGAAAAGTTTTGCGTAATCTAATTGACTAAGGAAAGACTTGCTCACCTTGCTTCATCAGTACAACTGTGAATTGGTCTGTTTTAAACAGCGCATTGAGTTTTTTACAAAGGTTAATCGCATGCCCACTATTACTAAAACTTACCTTTTTGTACTTAGGTCCTGGGTAATGTAATAGTATGTTGTGACTTTTTAGATTGATTGGACGGTCATCATAAAAGACTGCCCAAATTCCATCACTACTTAGAACTTGATCGCTTTTATAATTTGTCTTGTTAACATGCTCTAACAAGACCGTCGGCTTTGGTCTGGACATCTCTATTTCCTTGAATACAGTATTTATGACTAAAAAGTGGGTATATAATCATTAAAATCCACCTCCGTCTACACTTATTGAATTTACAGGCTCAGACGCAGATGTTGTTTCCTGTGTCTCAGCAAGATTAGCTAACAGCACATAGACATCACTATGTAAATTACGTGCTTCTTGTGCTGTTAGTGCCAATTGTTTACTACCGGTCTGGTTCATTAAATTAACTTTATCGTTAAACTGTTTGATTGCTAAACTGATCTTTTGCATTAACTTGCGTCTCCGTCGTTATAATAATATTGATCAAAAAGCCAAAAGTTACCACCAAAACCTAATACACATGCCGCCTCTATGTTCATCTCAAGCGCCATCCATGAATTTTGTTCTGCGTTAATTATAATTGCAATCGTGTTGTCTGGGTAATTGTCTTTGATGTTTGCGCCCTGCCAAAAAACTTCGTAGCCTTGATCTTCTGCTATCGTTAGTACACTTTGGCTAGCGTAGCATTCTACTGGCTTACTTCTCAATACAGATTCTTCACTGTCGTCGCTTAGTTCCTGTGCAAATATTTCTGCCCCGATTGTGATTGCTCCTGTTGTAACTACACCCAGGATAAAACCTTGTGCAAATTTTTTAATTATCATAATTGTTTCAACTTTTCTAACATGTCTTGTTCTGTTTTAAATGGGCCACGGTATTCATACCTTTTGATAACTATGGTTTTGGGACAAAATACTTTTGACCATTTGTTGCTTGACTTAATTAAGTACCATCCTGCACAATAATGACTTCGACTTTTTGGTAACTTGGTATAGATAGCAACTTTGTGTTTTATATCGTATACTTCATTATATGTCCGACTGGTAGCAGGAAAACCATGAACTTCTTTTTGATTTTCCTTGGCACCTGATTGGTCATTAGGTGCAAATCGTATGTTGTATTTGGACTTTATATTTTTTACGTTAGAATATGTTTCTCTTCGGTCGTCGTGTACATACACAAAGCCGCCGTTTTCTACTGCTTGTATAGTAGCAATCTGGTTACCAGATTGCTCTACCACCCAATATTTGTTTTTGATTATAGTTCTTGCTACTAGGTCATTCATAACGTTAGTTCTTCCTGGATATACCTTTTTAATTCGTGATCCCCTACATCCTCTGGTATTTCTTGTTTATAGAATAGTCTATAACTGTCACTGCCGTACTTGCCAATGCCATATAGTGCAGTGGCATCTTCTCCGTCCCAGTTTTCAAACTGCTCACTCATGCGACACAGTCTTTTTAACCGTACATGTTTCATTCCAAGTGGTGCAATTACTTGTTCAATCTCTTGTGGCGATGCCTGCAATAACTTATCATGCGTTGGCCATTTAGCAAAAAACTCAGGCAGTACACGTTTAACCTGTTTACGATTTGTACAGTTTAAACATATAACACCAACCATGTGTTGCCACACGTTGTATACCTGCTGTTGGACCATCAATTGATCAATCATTGTGGATTCTCTGCTCCTAAAAACTCTGCATACTGTTGACTGTGTTCACTGAGCTTAACCAGATCATATTTGCCACAAAACTTTAAAAACTGTGCGCCTACCATTGGTCGTTTTCTAGTAACACTGCCTTCTGTAATAGTAGTTGCAATTTGTTGTTTTACTTCTTCGGGTTGTGCAGTGAGATCAACCAATATCCTGTTGCGTTCATAATCATCTAATACTCTGTGTTCTTCACCATTATGGTCTGTCCAACGCTGTAGCATTAGATTGTTCCAATTAAAGCCTTTTGCATTTCGGTCAGCATAGGCTTCAAGCAATCCAATTTTGTTTTTTGTACCTTTTTTACGCACTCCCGGATACGCACTAAACACATTATCTGTGCTATCACCACGCATACACTTTTCAAACAAGATCCACTCTGGATCAGGTATTTGCTTGGCCTCTTTGGTCTTCTTGTCCATTACCAACTTACCTCTCTTGTCGAATATACCTTCCAGTGTGTGTAGCTCGTCTGCAACACCATTGTATTGCTTTACGTTGTTTGCTAACAGTTGATGGAAGTCTGTGTCACTACTTACAATAACATGCTCGTCATCTGGGTGTGCTTGTACCCAACCTGCAATTAAATCATCTGCTTCTAAGTTACTGTGACGCATCACAGTGCAATTTGTCTTTTCATCTAGGAAAGTTTTTAATGAATCAAATGCTTCCCAAAACAGTGTATCTTCTTCTGCTTGTGCTTCGGTTAGTGCTTGCCTTGCAACTGCTCTATTCTTTTTATAAGGTTCATAAAAGTCTTTGCGCCAACTACGCCCTTCTAAACAGAACACAACATGGTCTGCTTTATGGTCACGCCACGCCTTGTTTACACTTGATAGTGTAACGTGTACAGCAAAACCAAGTTTATCCCAGGTGTCGCTTTGACGGTGTGCGCTGTGTCGGGCGCGAAAGAATGTGTTTGCTGTGTCTACAATAAGATATTTCATTTAATAATAGTAGCATATTACAGAAGCTTAGTCAAGTAAGGTAACAGGAATTCTGCCCATTTACGATGACCATCTGCTCTGTAGTGGTAACTTGGAAGTGCTGTAAGTCCTTGATTCTTTAAATAGTTGTAGTATGTCATGTCTGGGTTGTATGGCTCTATAAAACAATCTTCCCAATCTTCTCGATCTTGCAATGGGATGTGTCGAAAGTTACTGAAACTGTTGAAAAACAAATGCGGTATTTCTTGTTCTTGTAGTTCTTTGTGGAACTGCCAAATCTTTTCATGTTCTTGTTGTTCGCACATGATCCAGTCTATGTTAGCAATATAAAACTTGTATTTTTCCTTTACTAATTCAGGCCAGTCTTCTCCTACGCCACCTGCATTAATTTGCCAATAAGTGTTATGGTGCAACCATTCTTGCCTTTCATGTGTACTCCATCCTATAATAACAGCATTAGGTTTACCACCTGCAATGTATGCTCTAGTGGTACGTAGTATACGATCGTTACTGCTGGCGGCTTCTGCACCACAGTGCAGTATAGCAAATAATTCGTTTGCTATTAAACAACCATAACTGACCTTTTCGTTCTCGGGATGAGGTATACGTCCAAGATTATAGTAAAAAGGATCATCTTCTGCAAAACAATAATCGTTAACTGCTTCAGCTCCCGCACTATGGCTGTCACCATTTACATACAGTATCATGAAACTTCAGTTCTGCCTTCGCCTAGGTCATTCTGCGTATTTTGTCTTGCACGGCCTTCTGTCTGATCTTGATTAGCCTCCCACTGTTCGTAGTTTTCTGCTAGAACATTTTTACATACTGCATGGAACCAACGATCGACTATAACAGCGTCAGTATCTTCTTTTTTCTGTTGGTAGCCTGCTTTAACTAATTTTGCCACAAAGTGATCATTCCAATCAAGTTCAAACGCACCATTGCCTGGATCATCTGGGTCAACTTCTACTGTTAACACATTTACCCATGGTTCTTTCTTTTCTGATGCTATTTCTTTATCAGTCTTCTTGGCTTTGGGTGCTTCTTTCTTTTGTGGTTTTTTCTTCTTGAACATGTCAAACATTAATGTCTCCCTGGGTATTTTTCAATTTCTTGTTTCCATTCTGGATTAAACTTGCTATCATACTGTATATCATTGGTAGATTGTACTGTTCTGTGAGTGCTAATTTTATTTGCCAAAGCACAGACTGACCATGTACATTTATCATCGATTGGTTTCTTGCAGATGACACATGTGTTACTCATTGATTTCCTTTTAATTTCCAAATTATAAATTCGTTAGCTGACACCCAATACGTGCTAGTTGTCTTGTCGTTTCCTCTATAGTTGTATAAGGAAACAGTTCCTTTGTAGGCTTTTTTTAAAAATATTATTCGATTACTAAGATAGCATCGCTTGGGGATTAAGCAAAACTTTGGGACCCAGTGCTTGCACTGTCTGAATCCACTGACGTGACCGAAACTTTTAAATAATAGGCCGGGGTTTATAGGCAACTCTATGTCCCCCACTCATTCTTGAACAACGGAACTTGGAGTCGATCTGAATAACGTAAACCATTTCGCATAGCCAGGTTGGCTACTGCTTTATTATTTAACCTGTACGTATGTTCGTCGCCACCAACTGGCATCAAGTATACATGACCGTCAAAGCCTGCTAATCTGTATTCTTTTACTGCTTCTAATGCTTCTTCTGCATCCTGCTCGTTCGCAATAACAAACTTCAAGTAGGTGTAACCAAAGTGACTATACTCTGCTACAACATCAGGGCAAATAGCATCTTCCTTCTTTTCACCCGAACAACTTAGTTTAGCACTTACGCTAAACGTTAATGCACTAGAACTTCTGCGACTGGTCCAATCACTTAGGAAATACCTAAAGTCCTCATGCAATGGTTGCGTGCCATTTGTTTCTATTGTTATTTCCTTTAGTTTCTGCATCCTGGGTTGATTCAACAAGTCAGGATACTCACGTTGCCAACCCAGTAATGGTTCGCCACCTGTAATAACCAAGTGTTCTTCACGCCACTCTTTAAAAGGCAGTGTATCCACGATCATGTCTGCCAGCTCGTCGTTTTCGTATGTAGGACTCAAGTGCCTAAACTTGGGATGCCAACTAGCATAACTGTCACATCCTGTTTTTACCAGTGGTAAGTCACCATAGGTTTTGTATTTGAATTTATCGTTCAGCTCAATAATAGCGTCCACTTCTGTTGTCTTTTCGCCTCTAGGCATACCAAAACCAGC